TGTTGCTACCGCTAACGATGCTATCACTTGACCTGCTGTGAAGTAAGCTATTTCGTTTGCCGTTCCAACACCAGTTATTGCATCAACTGGCACGCCATCTAAATTCAGCACCCACACTATAAAAGTGCCGCCTCCTGTATGTGTTTTCACATCAACAACAAGCGTAGTGCCGCTATAACTTGTAACAGTTGCGTGCATGTGATTGCTTGGGTCATTAACTATCAACACCTCTTGCAATGGTATGTAAGCTAAATCAGCATCAACTGTGAATTTTTTAACACCGTTGCCGATTGTATTGCTTGTTATCGATGAAGTTGAATATCTATCGGCTAATGAATTTATGATAGGGTTTGCTGGGTCAGTATTGTCAACGCTTATGTTTGTGCCTGAACTTACCGATGCAACACCGCCCGTAATATCACTCAACATTGCAAAGGTTTCTGCACCCAATAGTTTATCGGGAAACGAAACATTGTAAGCAGTAGTGACCAATGCCGCATCAATAGTTACAATTTGCAAACCCGTTGTTAGCTCTATAACCCCACTATTTAATGCCGATGTGTTGCCTGCGCCATCATCGGATATTAACTTATTTGTAGTTGTAAAGCCTACATTCGTTACTTGTTGGAGGTCGGGTGTTGCTACCAAATTAGCCACATCCTGCACCGTTGTTTTTTTAGTTACACCACCTTGCACAATAGGCAATGGCTCTGTGCCTGCTAATGCGCCCGCGCTTGTTAATAAACTTATTTTAGTATCTGCCATTATAATTGTATTTTAAATCCATCTTCTTGCAATAAATAAAAGCCATCTTCAAGCAAAATAAAGTATGGCACTACTGCCGCTTCACTTCCTGATTGAGTTGCAAATATAGTGTTAAATGGAATGTTATTAGGTATTTTAGTAACTTGAATTTCACTACCACCAACCGTAGTTGAAGTAATATCTAATTCAGTAAGTTGACAAAATTCGGCCACTCGGTTAAGGCCATAACCAAATTGCAACGCTAAATCATAAACCGATTGCGTTTGTCTTATGTAATAGGTCTTGTCGGGTTGTTTTGGTGTGTTCTGTTGCCTTATTGCTGCTGCATCAACATTGCGTTTAATTGATGGGTCAAAAGTCAGTGTAAGCCCCTCAATCGAATCTGTTATTGTTAGGTCATTATCACTGCAAAGTTTTACAGAATATTGCGCATCGCCATAAACGATTATAGCAACATCATAAATTCCTTGACCGTTTTTAACTGCGTATAGCATCGACATCGAAATTTGAACTATTAGTATCGCTGAAATTAACGGTTATTGAACTGAATCCATCTTGTGCTAATTGTAGCAATATTTGTTTTTTTAGTTGCAATTGTGCGCCCGAACTATTTAGGTAGTTATCAATACCAACACCGCAAAAGATGTACTCTTTCCAATCGCCCTGCGCGGAATTTATGATGTCAACAATATGGTCTTCATCACTTGCACCGATAACAAAATCGTTGTTCATTATTAGCGCATCTTCATCGCTATTTTGTAAGAAGTCTTTAGCCGTTGCCATGTTTAACAGTTGTGTTTTCTATTTGTGAAATATTTATTTGTGGCAAAACTGCCGCGTTGAATGTAGCAGCACTTACACCGCTATCTAATATGCCCGAATAAACTGCTATTGCCGTACCTGTTAATGCTTTCAACGTATTAATTTCGGTTTGTAAGTTATTCAATGCCGCGTTCAACACTTGCACCTTAACCAAACCGCCATTCGCATCGCCTGCAATATACACTTGGTCAACCTTTGAAACCATTGTTAAATACGCGTTTGCTTGCGATGTTTGTTGCACTATAACTAAACTGCCATCTGCAGGAATTAACGTAAATCCTTTTTCAGCATCGGCATTTAACAACACATCGTAAAACTCTGCACTGCCGTCAATCGGGGTGCAAGTGCAGGTGAACGTAGCCAAATCAATGTCGCTCACCTTGCACAATACACCCTCATATTGCAGGTCATTTAAACCGCTTAATGACTGAATCGCTTGTCTTATATCCGTTACTTGTACGCTCATATTATGCTATTCTACGTTCTAATTCGATTGTCTGTTTACCGCCCTCTGATGTGCTTACTTCTGTTATAACTGATTTAATTAAGTATTTGCCTTTGCGCTCGGGGTACTTCCAACTATCAATAACTGCATAGTCACCCGGCACAACTAACGGCTCTAAAAATGTTTTGAAGTTGCCATAATAACCAGTGTAGTTTGACTGCTCTAAAAATGATTTGCACTTCATGTCTAAATCAGATTTTGTGCCGCCATATTGAAACACTGTGCGAATGTCACCAGATGGGTCACCGTATATAAATTCTTCACGATCATTGTTTTTTATCAATATGCCTTTAACTTGAATCTTAACATCGTCTTTTTTCAAGTAGGTTAAATCCATGCCATCTTTAACCATTTTTTCAAATAAGAAAACCGCTTTCATAGCTTCATCTTTGTAAAATGGCAATCCAACACGCAACACACCGTTAACGAAAAACGAAAATAATCCGTATTGGTCGCGTAACACTTGCAGCACTTTACCGATGCTTACTTCCTGTAATCTAATTTGCCCTAATTGTGCTGTTAAATCAACTTTGTACGGCACTTTGATATTAGTTAGCATCTTACCAATAAAAGTGTTTAAATCAACGCTTTTGTATGATAGGTTTGGCGATATAGTTTGTTTGAGCAAAAACATTTCATCCTCGCACAATATTTCAATAGGCACGTTGTTGTTTATCTTTGAAATGTAGCCTGTGAATATTACGGTTTCGTTTGGATAGTATGCAGCAATAATCTTAATCTTATCGCCTCTGCGCATCATAGCATTTTCGCCCTCGTATATTTTCCTCTTATCGTATCTAATTCCGCGCGGCAATGTAACCGAAGCCGTTTGTGTTTGCTTGTCAAATGAACGCGCAACGGTAACTTTATTTACCGCAGGAAATGTAAACGTTTCACTACGGCCATCACCTTGTTGTTCAACTATAACGCGGCAAACGATTCTAAACATCTTTAGTCGTTTTAGGAATTGTAAACTCTATATCACTTACACAAGTCCATTGAAAATATTGCACATTGCGAAGTCCTTGTTGCTGCGATAATTGGCAACTTTCAACAACTATTTGATTCACTCCTAAAATGTCATTAAGAAATGAATTTACAACCTTTAAAGGTATTGGCGCACTTGCATAGCTTTTAATCAATCTCGCATCGTCATCGGGGTATTGGTCGGGGTTTTGTGATGCCACATATCCGCGAATAGTGATAGTCATATCACTTTCGCCAATGTATTCTTTAACCGTTCCTTTGTAATCAATAATTTCAGTTTTGACAATAGTTTTGTTTACCGTTGCATCAATGATAACACCGTTAAGGAACAAACCTTGTGCTGCTGATGGTGCTGTATTGCTTGCTAATGCGTTTGAAACTTCAACATATTCATTGGTTAACTCATTAAAATCAAATGTTGTGTATTCAGGTCTTTCAATAAATAAAGTGCCGTAAATAGGTGTACCTAATAACGAAGTAGCATCGGGTTTATCTGTTACAATGTTTAAGTTTTTAGCAGCTATTATCGCACGTTCTACCAATGGCAAACCGAAGCCTTTTGATAGTGTTCTAAAGTTTGCTTTTGCTGCTGGTTGCGGTATGTAAAATTGTATTGACATCGAATTTTATTTAGTAGCCATAAGTTGAAAATCATTAACCGCTTCGATTAATGCCTGCGCAATAACTTCTTTGATTTGATTTGCACCCTCTTTTATATTTGTTGTGTTCAACACAACCGATCCAAATTCCTTAATTGATATATTGAAATTCTGCACACCTCTGCTTTCAACAATGTTTGTTCCTGTGCCGCCTTTAGCAGTTGGTGCTGCGGCAGGTGCGCCACCCATAGCGGAAGCAGTTGTTGTTGATGGCGCGGTTTTAAGTAAGCCTATTTGACCTTTAACCTCACCTAATGCTCCGTAAATTGAAGCACGTTTTCTGCTAAATTCTGTTTCATCTATTAATCCTTTGTTATAATCTTTTCTTAAATTTGTTAATCTATTTATTAATTCTGTTTGGTTTGTTATTGCTTCATTTAAAGTTGCTGCGGGTGTAGTAACAAATTCGGAATATAATTGCTTTTGATAATCCAACATCATTAGTTTGGCATCCTTACCTGTCCTAAACTCATACATCATATCTCTCCACGATGAAAAGAAATTGCCAAATTGTTCTGCTCCATTTTTAGCATAATTTTCGGCCATTATATTGCCTTGTGCAAATGCATCTGACATTTTAGAAACAAACTCATTTGCCCACTTTACAGTGCTTGCAATTATACCTGTTTGGCTTTTACCGATATTAACTTTTAACTGCTCATAGCTATCACCTAACATACTTAACTGACCGCCTGTTGTTTTGGTTTGTTCAGCCATCATATTAAAAAACATTCCACCCTCCGCAGTCATTGATTGAAATGCTTTTTCAATTTCTTTGAATCCTACTTTGCCATCAGTAACAAGTGTCATTACTTCACTATCAGCAACACCAAACTGCTTTGCTAATTCTTTAACAATTGGAATACCACGACCTGTAAACTGATAGATGTCTTTTGCAAACGCTCTGCCTTGCGTTTTTAATGTGCCATACAAGTATGCAATATCGCCAAATGGTATCTTTAGCGCACTTGCAACATCGCCTAACATACGGATATTTTCAACTACTTTTCCTGCGCTGAATCCATAGGCTAAAAGTTGCTTTGTGGCATCCTGAACCTCAACTAAACTAAATGGTGTTGTTTTGGCAGTTTGAACTAACTGATTTTCTAATGCCTTTGCCGCCTGCGCATCGCCATTCATTAATGTTCTTAATGATGCCGAAAAATATTCATAGTTTACTAAACTCTTTACAACCTCGCGACCAAATGAAACAATACCAGCAGCACCTAAACCAATACCCAAAGCACCACCTAAACCGCTTAATGATTTCTGCGCTTGCCCTACTGCTCCATTCAACTTTTCAGTATTAGAAGTAGCCGATTTGATGCCGCTGCTAAACTTGTCCTTTAAACTTAATATATATTCAACACTATTGTTTGCCATTTTACTTCTTGTCTTGAATTGTTCCGTTAAACTTTAACACCCACATAATCTCTTCAATCGATGTGGCCCATTGCTCATCACTCATAGCGTTTGGGTCAACTTTAAAATAAAAACGGATAAGCGCATTTTGACGTGCAAACTCATCCGTTTCTAATAACCTTTTTGCCGAATCTAATTTTTTTTTAACTCACCTGCTTCAGATTCTAACATCGGTAGGATAGTTCTTGCTGCGCTGCGTAATGCTTTAAAATCATTAATAATAGCATTAACATCGCCATCAACACAAAGTGTTCTTAAAAATGATTCTACGCCCATCAATTCATCTTTAGCAATTAACGCACTAACGGTTTTGTAGGCAAGCCTATCCATTTCGCGCAAATGCACAGTCAATGGCATACCTTGCCTATTTAATACCGTTAAGGTGTAGA